GTGGTACTGCGCCACAACACCTTCCAGCTCAATCAGCTTAGAAAACTTTAAGTTGGTTGGGTTCCTTTGGTAAAAGGTATAGCACCGCCTAACGGCTGAGAGCCAGGCTCGCAAAACCTGTTCTTCTCCCCACTCCCGTATAAGGGGCAGCAGGGATTCCCACAGCACGGGTGGAACAACGTTCTGTGCGGACCACACATCTTTACCCTTGGATCGCTTGCTAAGGATATCCAGTAAACCCTGGACCACCACGGCAAAGTGGTCGCGGAATAGCCAGGCCAACCTTCCGGTCGGCCCGAAAACCGCCTCCATGACAGCGACCTCATCCTGGTCGGATGAGGGGGATGGGTCTATCCACGGACCCGCCATGACTGGCATAGCGGACTCGTAATAGAGCCGCGCCAGATGTTCACCAGCGGTTCGCAGCTTCGCAGGCCGTAAGGTCTGCGCCAAGTTTAGGAACCATTCAGCACGGTCGTAGAACGACAGTCCTTCCGGGTTCCATCCTAGCCCCCAAGGCTCAGGCACACTTGCTAGTGCCTGTACCACTCGCCTTTGTCGGGGTCGTAGCAGGGCCATCACCCTCGGCCCGAGCTGTCGAGCAAGATCCATGAAGGAGTCATCTCCAAAGCCACCCCACTTGTACGCCGCATATATGGCGTCTCGGCTGATGAGTCGGCTTGTAAACTCAGCGTAGTTTTCCGATTCCAGGGATTTCTCCTCTGATACCGGTACGTCGAGCCTAGAGAGCACGTCGCGATAAAGCAACGCGCACTCGCGGTCAAACCACACGATGTCGTCTCCGCACATTACGAAGAGATCTTCGTAGGGTACCCCTTTCGGAGCGGCCCTCTCGCTGATCCCCAAGCACAGCGCAAGATGAGCACCGGTAAACCCATTGAACGTAGGCTTCAGGCCAAGCGGTTGCCCGACCGTCCACGACAGGTACCCCCGTACAGGAGTTTCCTCCAAAGGGAACCTTCCGTCCTCGGGTAAGACCCACAACCCATCCAGGATGTCCGCATACAGAGCCAACCATGGTTCTGGCAGCCCTAAGCGTTTCCAGAGGCAAAACGTCAGCTGACGAGGCATGACGTCACTAGCCCCGGATAGATCCAGGGAATATGCGTAACCGTACTTGCGGAGAAGCTCCTGTGCTCTCGCGCGACCTCCATCCTGGTCAAACTGCCAGTTTCCCGGGACACCCGTATTGAGTGCCACAGTCCACCGGAAGAGTGGAGAGAGGGCCTGTTGCCAGACACGCGCGGGATTCGCAATGAACCTCGCCTTATATCCCGGTTCTTGGATGACTGCTATTCTACCACACCGTATCGTCCTGTAAAAGGGTTGCCCCCTCTGCTGAACGCTTTGGTACAATGCGAGCGCCAGTTGCTCGACCCCTTTCAGGGTTCCGCTAAGGATCCCCTTGTGACGGGCCATCATAGCAGGTGTCGCCACCAGCCACCATAGCGAGTCGAGGACCCCCTGGACATCCGGTACTGATCCGGATGGTAGGGGCGCCCGGAGTGAGTCTTTCGGCTCATACTCCAGAAGAGCGTCTCCCGTTGGAGCGCACCTGGGGAGAGACGAGTGGTAAGAGCGGATTATCTCCGCCCCTCGCTCCGTGTAGTAGGTAGCCTCTTGCAAGGCATCCCTCGTTACCGGCGCGCGTCTCACACCCGATCTGAACTTCTCCCACTGACGGGAGGTAACACGTTCAGACCGAAAATGCGTGTAGCACATTAGGGCGTTCCAGGCGGCACAAAACCGCTTGCGCGGCAACCTCTCCAGGACCCCGAAGGGTCCCGCCACACGCATCGTGCCAGAAGCGCGTCGGGCTATCCAGTCTTTTGGACTGACGGAGCTGTGGTTGTTGAGTGCAAGGAACATTCGGCGTAGGGACTTTAACCTCCCGACCGTCCATTCCTCGCCCGAGCACTTGACCCACGTTTCGATTACTCTAACGAGGGGCATATACTCTTCGGGACGCAGTCCCACGGCATGGAACCTCGAGGCAAGCGCGTTGCGGGTGTTTACACCCATATGGTCCTACTCCTTTCGGATACGGGCCGCAATGGCTTTCACCAGGGTCCCATCCCGGGGCCGCTTCCGAATTATCGGCGTCAGCGCGTTTTGAGGTATCTCGGAACGCCATGTGCACATTTAGCGATTACAGGGGTCTCTTCAGATCCCCCTTCCTTCATCCAATCGGTAGACCATACCGCCGAGAAGGCTGGACTCGTAGTAATCGAGCTCGGGCACGCAAGCCTTACTAGGGCGCAAGTGCCTCAGCGGATTTCCCGCACACCATGTACACTGACGCATCGGTCTGGTTCCACTAACCTCTTGGCTGCGCGAAGC